GTGAATTATGTCGCCAAAAAGCTCTGCATGTTGGGATTCTGAAAGCATGTTAGAGCTCTTGGCAATATCTCCAACCGCTTTCAGAGCGTATTTCTGGAAGTGTTCAATAACGAGTTTCATCCGATGTCCTCAATAAGTTACATCCCTATTTAGGTTCACATCAACCTCTGGGGTATAAGGATCGGATCTTTATTGTTTACATCCTTACCGAGCTCTTCCATATAGTAGCGCATAATAACCATCGGCATCTTACGCGCATCCTCTATCCCGATCTTGAGAAACTTACTGAGCGTGTAGTAGTTCCTCAAAATCTGTTTGTAACTCAGGGGCGATAACGTCCTGGGGGTGAAAGGGTATATAGGTATTAGTGACCCCCTCACACTTTGAACAAACATGATCGTATTGGGTATCCATACCAAATCTGAAGTGACTATGAAATGCCTTGATGGTCTGCATCTCTTTCGCACTAGCGTTTTCCTTCATCCACCGGACTCGTTCCGAGATATCCATGGGTTGCTTGAAGTTGATAGCAAAACACATCATCACGAAATCCTTTGTATCACCGGAATCCGGATGGTCAATAAAGAACTTCTCGCAGTTGTTTTCATCACGAATGCAACTGTAACGAAGGAAGATCTCCTTATTCTTCTTCTTGATAACCAACTTGAAGTCTTTCTTGTAGCTTTCTTTGATATCATCCACCTGGATTTGGGTCATATCAACCGTGACCTCTTCCTTGGCGCTGCATTTGGAGCAAGTAACATCAAATGTTTTTTTGCTACCATAGGTGTTGGCCCAGATATAGCTGATGATGTAATCCCGATCATGCAATGAAATCTCGTCAAAGTGTTCTGGCGCGTTGCAGATCGACTTCAGTACCTTGTTAACAGTACGATGGAAATTCTTCGCTGTAGACGTTTTGAGGATCTCTTCATCACCCGCCATGATCTCCCGGTAGGTAACTTCGCCTGGGTACCCAAGCATTCCCTTACTGGGGAGGTCGATGATGTTACCCATGGAGTTGTCGCTCGGATCATGGTCATCTTCATAGCTTTGATCGGTATAGCCGTAGAAATCATCATCCGTCGCTTCATCTACCGGGGTGTCTATAACTTCTTCGGCAGGGCTAACCTCCATTGGTGATTTTTTACGTTTAGGACGTTCGGTTTTGAGTTGCTGCATAATTCCCCCTTTGGATTTGCATTACTTTCTATTTAGATGATTTTTCGCAGTAGGTTTATACCAATACCGGACAGTGCATCGTCTACCAGATTATCCAGTACCCCAGGCGCATTTAGTTCCACGTCCATCAACTTCTTCTGAAGGCGAGAGTATCCATCCGTACTTCCAAAGTATCGGTCAAAGTCCGCTTCCTGTATATGGGTATGTGACATCGAGTCGCCAGTAAAGCTGATCTGGTATTTGAGCAAAGAGTTTTCTTCGTAGCTGTTGGAAACTTCAGCTACCTCATTCGGAAAGTAGCCGACATACTTAAACACCTGAAAGTCTTTTTTCATCAAATTCAGACGATACATATAAATCTCTTTTTTGAAGAAAGCCGGGGGGTTATAGGTACCATTGGAGTTCATCATCATATTTTTCCATGCATCAATGTACCGAAAGGTAGAACCGCTCTGGTCTTCCATCATGGTCATAGAAATCGATGCGATGTCATTGTGAGTTGGACTGTACCAATATGACGCGCCCGATATGTTCTTCCGAGTTTCTATTGTAAAGTAAGGAGTCGAAACTTCCGTCACCCGAGTGTTTAGCTCTTTCATGTTCACGTATAGGTTATTCGGTCTGGCATTGTTGTTCGCCCATATCATAGATGGGGATCCAGAGATACGACCACTCGACTCTCTGATATCAGGCAACACCACCCGCCAAAGATAAGCACGGGCAGGCTCCATTGCTTTTTTCAGTTGATATGATTCTTCGTAGTTAAAGCTCATTCGTCGAACCTATAGGATTCTGCGGTGTCATTCATGAATTTGTGATCGAAAACCAACGTCACATCGAACGTAAAATTGCTGCTATTGGAATAGTCTAATGGAGCTGCTGCCAGCTCTGTAGGATAACACCCGATCAATGAAAAAGTTCCGGTAGCCCGGTTATCGAAGTTATTCTTAGTGATTAGAACGAGATCTCGCTTTGCTGCCCTACCGGCATTCCTACCGGCGACGGGATCATTGATCTGGTTGATCCATTCCTGCATGTATCGATAAGAGAATAAAGTATCATCGTCCCACAAAGTAGTGGTAAACACATTCATGGATGTCTCATACCCAGTATTCACGTACTGTTGACCCATGAATCGTCCGCGAATAGGCTCATTGGTACTGGCGGGGACGAATCCCGATATCATATACAACTTGACCTCATCCCCACCACGCGGCTTGGGATCAAGGATATAGGCTTCCCACATATAGGAGCGTTGCGGTTCTTTTAACAGAATCCTACCGCGCTCGTTAGTGAACGTTTGGCCAATGTCAAAAATGAGTTCTGGAGAAATCAATATCAATCCTCTGGGTTACCACTTTATTTAGTCACAAAAAAAAGCGCCTACGGGCGCTTTTAAGTTTTCTGAAGGTGTCAAGCTACACTGTGGTTTTGGAATGAAAAAGTAACTTCGACGGTCATGATTTCTGAATTGTCATAGCTCAGAGACACATCCCCCAAGCTCGTCGGATAAGCACCGAGAATAGTGTGGAGTGCCGATACCGTAGTCGAATCTTTCTCTAAGTGTGAAATGTTAATGCCAGCGATATACGCAACGCGGTTCACACCACCGCCAGAAAATTCATTGTGAATCAGGTTTAACCAATTCTTGAAGAACTTATAAACAGTCAGGTTTTGGTCTTCAATAAAGCCAATGGTCATTGTACGCGGGCTTGATGTGCGGCCAGCGTGTGTCGTCTTTTCTGATTTAAAGTTCATTTCAATAATATCCAGAGAGGTTTCTGGAATGGTTACTGTTTGTGCATGAATGGTCAGAGCAGACTCACCACCAGTAGAAGGACCAAGGATATCAACCTCCCACTCAAAGTTCATCTGTGGGGTAATCCCTCTTACATCTTCGATAGTTGCCATGTTTAACTCCTAATAGTTTTAGCGCAGCAAAGCGAGTTCATTGTTATTTAGCCATCGGCGAACAAAGACCACTTAGTTGCGGCCTTTGTTCGATTGTCCAGCGATCAGAAGTCCTGACCAGTCGGAATAGCAATAGTATCCAAACGAATAAACTCTGTATACGCCGTTGGTTTGATCCATACTTCAACCAGTAGTTGGTTTGAATCAATAACTTGCGGAGTATTGATCTCTTCAACCACAACACGGAAGTCCGTTACCCCTTGGTTGTTACGAATATCTTCCATGAAGTTAAAGCACAATGATTGTACTGAACTCCTGGTAAATTCCGTATTGGCCTGGAACACAAACGGACGCAGCGCTACACGCAAACTAGAACGAACATAACTGAACAGTAGGCGAGTGTTGATGCGGTTAAACGCAGAAATCGCAGTCACTGCTGTTTTCTGACCCCAGATCACGATACCCGTTCCTGGAAATTGCTGGATTGGGTTAATCTGAGCCGTATAAAACAAGTCCCGTTCAGCTTCACTCCAGATCTTGGAGACACCGCGAACACCAGCACCGGAAATAACACCACGTTGCAACCCAGCAGGAGCATCCCACGGATTGAAGTTGGTCTGTGTCAATGCAAAAACTGCTGCAACATGACCACTTGGAGGTACGGATACACCGCGACCGGTGTAAGCGTCAAAGATATCGATCCATCCAGCGTAATAAGCCGCGTAGGAAGAGTTCTGATTGGAAGTCGTCTTCCGGTACGATTCAATATCGGCTGCATTGGTAAGGTCAGTCGTGTCCAGTACCGCAAAGCAATCTTTACGAGACTCGGCAAGAGATACCATCGTCCCGTGGACAGCCGCTTCAGTGAAACCGGCGTTGATCAAGTAATCTACGCTAACGGTTTCCACCTGATCAAAATCTGCCCAACCAAGGATGACCTCGGAGTCAGATACAGGGGTGGTATCATCTGTACCGCCAGTCAATTCAACGGTCTCGGCCAGATCTATCGGATCAGTTATCGTTACATCATGATCCACTGTAGTCAAGAATGAGAGAACATTGAGAACATCTTCGATGTAGACCGAATTGCCAAATCCATCACGTTTGGTTGGATCCAGTGATACCAGAAACCGCTCTTTAACAGATCCGTCGGTGATATCAATGTAAAATAGGTCAGCATCGTCGGTATATTCTGCGAAGCTGACGACGACACTATCCCCCCATACCCCTGGGCTTGCTGCGGTGAATGTGAGTAAGTCATCGGAGACTGGAGTATAGATTCCAGTGGATGCGGTTGCATCGACGATTACCCGTTTTACGTTCATGCCACCCACTTTCTGTACGAACGACAGTGCCGCGTACATAGAGGGGTTATCCAAGCTGGGCTCACCGTAGATACGGATGAAGTCTCGCTCGGATGATACTAATGTGATATCCAGAGGGCCTCTGCTCGCCGTCATGACAATCCCACCCACAGTCCCAGATACGGGGTTTGCGCGGAAAGACTGATCAAGTTCGCGAGTATAGACGCCCGGAGAAGTATTAAAGCTCATTATGTTCTATCTCCATAGTTTGTTTTTCGTCTTGAGTATTCATTTCTGTT